TAGAGAGCAGCGCTGGCGTTGAGCGTGTTAGAGATGGAAACGATGGTCTTCTTACCGCGCGCGGCGTAGATCTCCGCTGCCAGCTCGTCGACTCCGGAGACGCTGCCGCCGGGCGAGTCGACATCGATGACGATAGCGGTGACGTTGGGATCGGCCATCGCCTGGCGGAACTGCGCAGTGAAGCCTTCGATGGTGGTGCCGCCAAAGAAGAAGCTCGTCCAATCCGAACGCTGCGAAATGAAGCCGTAGAGCGGGAGCACAACGACGGAGCCGCCGGTGGAGGCGGAGATCTCCTTGCGCCGGGCCGCAGTAATCTCGCTTGAGGCTTTGAGAGCAGCAATGGTGTGCTCGGCAACCGCGCCGCCAGCCATCAGCAGTTCCACGCTGGCGATCATGCTGTGTAGATATTCCGGCTGGACTGCCCACGCCGTGGCGCAAAGCATCCGCCGAAGTTCGCTTGCTTTATTCATCATGTTTCCCCGTTTCGATTGCGGATTTCATCGCATCTCCGAAAGCGCCTTCGCAGCCTCTTCCGGCGATTTGCCGGCCATGGCGGCGAGGACGTAGACGTTGTGCTCGACGGCGCTCTTGTTGGTCTGATCGTTTTCGAGCTGCTGTTGCTCGGGGCTCTTAGCCGAGCCACCGCTGCCGGCGTTCGCCGGGGCGGAGAGCTGGCCGAGGGGGGCCCATGCGAGCGGACGCCAGTAGGTGTCGCCGTCCTCGATGGGGTTCAGGTCTTCGAGCAGCCTGACGTCGTTCTGGCTCATCCAGCCGTTTTGAATCGATACGGCATAGGCGGCCGTGCGGCTGGCATTGTCGCCGCGCAGCAGCGCCGCCATCGAGAACTTCGCCGAGAAGGTGTCGTCCTGCAGGATGTCGCGCTGGAAGGCCTGCTCCCACACCACGACGCGCGGCAACAGGCACTGCGTGGCGAACATGATGTTGAACTGTTCGACCGATGCGTAGGTCGCGGCCTTCTCCGTCTCGCCCACCAGGTGGGGTGGCACGCCGAAGATGCTGCAGATCTCGATGCGGCTGAATTTGCGGGCTTCGAGGAGTTGCGAGTCGGCGGGCTTGTTTCCGAACTCCTTGAGCACCAGGCCGTGGGGAACGAAGGCCACCTTGTGCCGGTTCCCGCCGGTCTGAGACTTGCGCCAGTTTTCGCGGAACTCTTCCTTGTCGTCGTCGCTCTTGAACTTCGGAGCGTTGGCTTCAGTCTGGAAGTAGAGGCCGGGCTTTCCGTCGTTCTGGAAGTACCGTGCGCTATAGTCCTGCGCCGCCAGGGCAACGCCGAAGACGTCGCGGGCCATGTGGATGGTGCTTTGGCCCACGTAGCCGTCGTCGGACCAGTTGCGCAGGTGGAAGACCTCTTCCTGCACCAGGACGCGCGTCCCGTTGGTAAGCGGGTCGTTGTAGCGATAGCGCATGCGGCCGTTGGTGAGGACCTCCGGCACGACCCGCGCGGGGTGCATGGGGAGCATCTGCTGGGTGACGCCGCGGCGGTCCATTTTCTTCTCCGCGTAAGCGTTGCCGGAGATCTCGAAGTGGCCCTGCTGCATCTGGAAAAACTCGAAGCCGGTCTGGCGATCATTGGGGCGGACCGAAAGCAGCTTGTACTCAGGGCACTCGGTGGCGAGCCGCTTGCCGCGGGCCGTGTCGGCGAAGACCTTGCGCGGCATCTGGGCGATGTTGCGGCTGATAATCGAGACGCAGGCCTGGGCGCAGGCGATCGACTTGACGCTCTCCGGCGTGATGCGCATGCCGGCGGCGTAGGGCGCGCGGATGAACTCGCCCCAACGCTGGTCCGCGCCGAAGGCCGGCTGGCCACCGCTGCCGGAGTCCGCGCGGAAGGAACCGATGGCGCGCACGATTCTGTCGAAGAGGGCCACTATTCCCAGCCCTCGCCTTCATCGGTATTCGATTCGAGGCCGGCAAAGAAGCCGACGCCGGCGAGCAGCAATCCGCCGACGATATATGCGCCGGGCTTCCAAAAGAGCCAGAAGCCGTGGAGAGCTACGCACAGGCCAACCAGGACCGAGAGATAGGCTGCAACCTGCAGCATCTTCGCGCCCGTCGGCACTGTGCATTGGAATTTGAACTTCATGCGGAAAAAACCTCGGGATCGATAAAGCCGTTCTCGTCGCTCTGTAGGCAGAAGCGGGCCCGCGCCATGGCAATCAGCAGCGCTACGGCGCAATCGATCTTCTTTTCGGGCCGGTCTTTCGACGGCATGTGATAGTTGCCTGTGGCCTGGTTGGAGCGTGCCTGGACGTTGGCCATGCACCAGGTGAGGACGGGGTGGCCATCGTGCTCGAAGCGGCCTTCTTCCACCGCGGCCTCGAGCTCCTTCATCGCCGGCGAGAGCTGCTCGGCGGAGGGAGCGATGACGGTCTGGATGACTCCGGTGCGCGCGGAGACCTGCTGCGCATACTGGCCTGCGTAGCGCGCGTCGAAACAAAGCTCGCGGACCTGGAACCGCTCGACGTCGGCGACCGTGTCATCCTCGATCTTCTTGTAGTCGATCGCACCGCCTTCGGTGGCGATCAGAAACTTGTTGTGGACCCAGCCCTGCAGGTGCTGGCGGGCGGGATCGAGCGCGCGGCGCTCCGGAAGGTAGGCCCGAGTGAAGGCGGTGTAGATGGGCCGGCCATCCTCCCGCGGCCGGACAAAGAGCTTGATAGTGCCGCAGAGGTCCAGCGTGGAGGCGAGATCGCTGCCGAGGTAGCACGGCAGCTCGAGGAAATCCTCTTCGCTGAGCTCCTTCTTGCAGAGGGCCCAGGACTGCATGTTCATCCAGGCCGCGGTCTGCTGCGCCCAGAAGTTCTGACGCTTGCAGCGGAAGTCGTTCTGCTTGGCGGAGTTGCGGACCGCCTCAGCCTGGCTTTCGAGGGTCTTCTCCTCGTCCATGCTGACGCCGAAGTTGGGGTTGGCCATGACGCAGGCTGCGCGCGTGGTCCAGTCGACGTCCGCATCGACGTCGTAAATCATGCCAAACATACGGTCTTTGGCAAACCCGGCGGAGGGGTCCTCGACGTTCAGCAGCACATCCTGCACGCTCTCCTGCATGCAGTAGCAGGGGCCCTCGATGGTGTCGCCGGCGGTCGAAATGTTGAACATCAGCGACTCGGGCCGCTTGTCCATCGCATTTTTCAGCGAGTCGTACAGAAGATCGTCGGGCGCTTCGTGGTACTCGTCGTTGGTGACGCCGCTGGGCGCCTTGCCATCCTTCTTCTTGCCCGTGATGGGCCATACCCGGCTGCGCGTGCTGGGCTGGTAGAGGCTGCGGACGGCAACCTGGATGCCAAAGCGCGTCTGCAACGCCGGCGTCATGGTGACGATGGCGTGGGCGACCCGGAAGACCTCCAGGGCCTGCTCCATGGTGGTGGCGGCGTTGTAGACCTCCGCGCCCTTCACTCCATCGAAGAATGCCAGCTTCAGCGTCACCCAGGCGGCCATCGGCGACTTGCCGTTGCCCTTGGGGACCAGGACGAAGGCCTCGCTGAAGCGCCGGTACCCGGTTTCGCGGTTGACCCAGCCGAACAGGTTACAGAATATGAAGCATTGCCAGTCGCCGAGGCGGACCGCCTGACCCATCAGCACGCCCTTCTCGTGAGGGAAGAGCTCGAAGAGGGCGCAGGTGGCGTTGGCCTTGGTCTGGTTGTAGGTGTACTTCCAGCCGGCGTCGCGGTCGAGATCGTTCAGGAACCGCCGGGCAGCCAGGCGAACCCAGCGGCCGACCGGGATGCTGCGATCGAGGACTCCGACGGCGTATCGGTGAGCCCGCGCGGAATAGCTACTGAATGGACTTTGAGGGAGACTTTCCGGTGAGGGCTTCGAGGACGTCATCGAACGGGTCATCTACCTTTTCGGGATCGACCTGCACTCTCGACCGGTCCGCCGGCGTCATGCCCATGCGGGTGAGGCAGTTGGTCAGGAGGGTGAGCTCCTGCGAGGAACAACCAATCGAACTGCGGATCGTATCCTTCATGCGGACGATTTCGCCCTCGTCAAGGCCAAGATCGAGCAACGCATCACCGAGGAACTCCAGCCATTTCGGCATGCGGCCCGGGATGGTGCGCATCTTTGAAGTGAGGCGGACGGCGAGTTCGAGGAGCTTGCGATCGGCCCTAGTGAGGACGCCGCGGGGGCATTCGTCGACGATCTCGCGCCAAATTGAGCGGTGGGAAGCGTCGAAATAGGACGGAGGGCGGCCGATTGGACCGTCGGGCTTCGGCTCGTTCTTGCGGGCGACGCCGCGCTTCGGATCCTTGTCGAAGGCGCCCTTGTCCTTCAGTTCCTGGGACGTTTTTCGTATCCGGCCCATCGTTTTTACCAGATCATCCCATGGCCAAAGCCGCCTTCTGAGGCGGTCTTCGTCGAGTGACAGGACTTGCAAAGGCCCTGGACGTTCGTGTCGATGGCCCAGAAGAGCACCATGTCGCCCTTGTGGGGGATGATGTGATCGGTCTCGGTCGCCGGCACGAGTACTTCGCGGTGAACGCGGAACGGATCGACACAGAGAGGGTGCGCTGCGAGGTATGACTTGCTGAACTTCTGCCATGCGGCGCCATACCCGCGCTCGGTCGATGAAAGTCTCGGAGGCTCGCCGCCCCCTGGCTTGCCCAGGCAGGCGGCGCAGCGACCGCGTTCGACCAGCGTGCCGCAACCTCCGGAACATGGCCGGCGGGGAGGTTCAGGCACCCTGATTTTCCAAACTTGAAATTTTCCGGAGCTGAAACTTGTTTTTTGCGGAAAAGAAAAATCGACGGAAAAGCGGTCTAAACGCGTATGGCTGCAGAGATTTCACCCCACCCGCCCCCACCATGCCAGCCGGATCGCGCGCCGACAAAGTCAATATTTTTACGCCATTACTTTCAATAACTTGGCGCACTCGCAGTTGATAGAGCGATTGGCGGCTCTGCGCGTAGCGGAACGAGATCTGCCATCGCCGCCCGCATACCCACGCGATACACGCGCTCGATCCGCGCCCGTTCCGGATTCAGCGAGAACTCCTCGCACGGCTTGTGGTCGAGGCGCATCAGCTGCAGGTACATCAGCACAGTCGCCGGATCCGCAACCTCGGCATGCGACAATTCGGTCTTTTCGCCGCACAAACTGCAGCCAACCCACCGCTCACGTTCGTTCTTAATGATCATGGAGTCACGCGACCTGGAGTCTGCCGGCTGCCAGCACCTTCTCGGCATAGCGCCGTTCGGTCGCCGTCATCGGAGGTCGCACACAGGTGGCGCGGGTGTCGCCAATCATCGGCCATGCCAGAAACCTGATCACCTGCAGCTCTTCGCCGCGAGTGAGTCGGCCGTCGCGATTGCTCACGGCATTCAACGTCGCCAACGTCAGCGTCGCCGGCGTCGGATTACTTTGGATGGTGGCGTTCTTCGCGAGAAAGCCCACGCACTGCACCACGCCATCCACCTCGCGCATGACTCGTTCCACTTCGCCGGCGGCTTCTTTGATCTCTGCCTGGCGCAATGAAATTGTGCGAAAGGTCCAGTCCCGCCACTTGCTCGAAATCTGCCCGTAGACGTAATGCGCCACCATCCGGTTGTACGAGTTCAGAACCAGCTTGCCCCGCGAACGGACCCGGTTGTTACAGCGTTTCGTCATTGATAGCCCCAAAACTGAAATCCCCGCCGTTTGCAGGCAGGGTGTTGAGAGTGAAGCAATTTGGTGGAGAAAGATCGTTCAGGCGCGACGGCGCCTTAGCTGTGTGACCATACTCAGAGCGAGGTCTAGGTTGTCCGATTTTCCGGGCCAGCTCATATCGATTGTCGGCGGGTTTGCTGCGTCAGTTTATTAAACTATTCGCCGATGCCTCAACTTCGAATCCCACTTTAGGATCACGCGCACGCACCTGTCTGTACGGCTCCTCTATGTGCGGTGGAGCACATATCGCTTTAGCCCTTGAATCCTCGGTCGCTTAGGCCGTGATGCTGCCGTCGAACTCCGCATCGTTCTCCAGGTGGTTCCGCACCGCGCGGTAGCACTCGCACGCCCTGGCTTCCAGGCCTGCCGTGTCCAGTATCTTCACCACCCCGCGGGTGTATTGAATCAGGGCCGCGTAGCGCAGCAGGCTCGCTGTGATCGAAACCGTGGACCGCGTGGCGCCCAGCATCTGGCCCAGATGCTCCTGCGTCAGCGCGAACTCCTGCGCGTTGGCCCGGTCCGCGCAAATCAGCAGCAAGCGCGCCAGCCGCTGCTCAAAGCTGTGCTGCGCATTGCAGGCCGCCAATTGCATCCCCTCCGCTCGCTGCGCCTGGACATAGCGCAGCGCCAGTAGTTGGAAGATGCCTCCGCGGTTGAACTCCAGCCGCGCCAGCTCCAGCGGCGTCATATATCCAGCGCCCGCGATCTGGATATACACCCGGTTCAGCGCATGCTTCGTACCCATCAGCGCCGAGATGCCGATGACACTCTCGTAGCCGAACATCCCCACCCCCACCTGGGTGCCGTCTTCGAGCATGCAGGTCTGCGTCGCCATGCCGCTCTCCATAAAGTAGATGCGGCTTACCGGTCTGCCTGGGAATTCGATCTCCTGCTCAACCTCGAACTTCACCGGGCGCAGCCGCAGTCGCTCGATGGTTTCGCGATCCAGGGCCCGAAGAACCGTGTTGGTATACATTGCGCTGGAAATTCCCTCCGCACCGATGATAGATAGATGCGAGGGCAAAAGGCTACGCGCACTTCGTGCCATCTTGAAAGCTGCGCGTGAAAGCTCAGTTCAGCGCGGGACCACCGATACACTCGGCCCCCGTCATGGGGATCATCAATTCGCTCATGCTTCTCGATTCGCAGAATGGACTCCGCGCGGAGTGATCGAAGCCGAGGGTCACCATCAGCGTCTTTTCCATCCAGTCCACCACCGGCTCGTCCCCACGCGCCGGCACTGCGACGGATACGCGATGCACACCGCAGCCCGCGCAACTATACATGACGGTGATCATTGGGCCGTTCACTTTTTAGCCTTACTCTT